TATCTATCAATTATTATATTTCATATAATAATTGATACTTATTTGTGCGCACACGTACATTACTTATATACGCGCGTGTATATAATGTACGCACGTACACGTGTGCGTACACCTAGAACATGCGCACGTATGCGCATTTACACTAAGGTACGGAAGTGAATATGCCTATGCTTAACTACTTTTAACTATAATTCTACTACTAAATCCGATTATAATCTTTATGTTTGCACTGTTACTACTGGTGTTAATACTACTGGTGTTAATACTACTGTTGTTAGTACTGGTAAACTTAATATTCATTTAAACTATTGTAGTTATGCTTAATCTAGTTAACAACTCTACTAAAGAGACTTTTAAACTTCCTCAATCAGTTCATGAAATTGGATTTGATTATGTTAGTTCTTGTGTTGAACATATTGAACTTCGCAAGCATTATGCTCTTATTGCTCTTATAACTACTGCTCCTTTAGTAGACCTTATTGATACTAATAACAAAGGTCTTGCTAATACTAAAGCTGTTCTTATTAAAGCTAATTATGCAGATGAGAACGATAACGATAAAACTCCTGTTAATCGTTTTATTTTTGCTGCTCCTAGTGATTTGTTTAACGGTATTGATTGTAATACTCGTAAGAACGAATTGTCTATTGGTCATATCCGTAAGTTTATTAATACTGATAAAGATCTTTCTATGAGTATTAAACGAGGAACTATCTTTGGTAAAGTTGGACAAAGTGCAGCTGCTTCTGTTCTTAAAACTCTTGATACTACTAGTCATACTCTTCCTAAGTTAGATACTACTATTATTCAAACTGTTACTTGTGTTGACTATAAGATCATTCGTATTACTGATATTATTGGTCATAATAATAACGAAGGTATTCCAGAGAATTCTCCATTTAATAAGTTTATTGTAGCTTCTAATTTGCTCGGATTATAATGCCTACTATTGACCTAAATGAAAAACGTGATTTACTAGTTCGTAGAGAAGATATCATTGCTACGATACGAACTAGTATCACTGATGGTGAAATACTTGAAGATATTATCGAAAGTGTTGAACGTCAAGTTGTAGCTCGTTGTGCTGAATTAGGTCGTGTTTCTATTCCATACTTCGGAGCTTTTGTTCCTAATGAAGGAAAGCTAGATGCTATTGAACATCAACATGTGATGAAAGTCCATAGAGATACAATGAGTCGTGAAGAGTACATGGAGTTTAAAAAGAATCTTCTTCGTGAAAGATTTAAAGTTAGACGTGGTTTTCGCAGTCGTACTATTATTATTAATAGAACTATTAGACTTAATAGAAATCACGCTGATAGAATCCTTAAAAGATTTCGTTCTGACAGATGGTTCAGATTATACTTTTATCTTTATGCTCATATGGGTGCTCATGATACTCTTGATTATTATGCTTCTCAAACCGTAGAATTATGATTGAAGTTGCTCCTTTAGATATAACTCGAATGCTTGCTGTTAATGAGCAAGGTATTCCATTTGCTCCTAACATTCGTCAGATTCAAGATAAAGATGTTAGAGAGCTTTATATTAGAGATAAAACTCCTACTAAAAGTAGATATATTCAAGAAGTTGGAGTTATCTATTATGTAGCTGATCCTAAGTCTCCTCCTAATCAAATGGGTTATAGTCGTCCCGAAGCTCTTGTTGTTGCTAAGAGTAATTATGGTCTTGATGCTAATTGGGAACCAGATGAACTTATTAATCGAATTATCGATGAATATAAGAAAGGTTGGACTCCTGCTGAGGAAGCTCTTAATAGTGCATCTCGTGCTCTTCATAATGCTAATCTTGCAGCTAATTTTATATCTGAGCAATTATCTATTAAGATGCACGGAGGTCTTAAAGATGAAGATACTCTAGTTGTTATTGATTATATCAATAAACTAAGTACTATTATTAATCTCCTTCCTAATCAACTTAAAACTCTTAATGAAGCTAAACAAGCTGTTATGTTAGATAATCAACAGCGTAAAGCTCGTGGTGGTAAAACAATTACTACTAGTATGTTAGCTACGGATGCTGCTGATATTGAAGCTCAAGCCGAAGCTGAAAGAGCTAGATTAGGGTTAACGCAAACCAATACTAGAAATTCCTTTACGGGGGAAGTACAAACATATGAACTAACAAAGTAATGATACAGATAGCACCGAAATACAAGCAGACGAAGTTGTTCTTTGATGAACCAACTCATAAGTACACCGATAGTTGTGGTAACTCTTATAAAAGTGTTACTACTCTTATTCATGATTATGTTCCTAAGTTTGAAACTGATTACTGGGCTAGATATAAAGCCAAAGAACTTGGTACTTCTGCTAAGTTAATTAAGAAGGAATGGGATACTATTCGTGACAATGCTTGTGATATGGGTAATGTCTATCATAATATCTTTGAAGATGGAATACGTAAAAACAGTAAGTTTTTTAATGCTATTAAATATCTTAATAATTCAGTTAGTACTCAGATGACTACTGTTGCTGATTTAGATGTTATAGATGATTATGTTAGACTATTAGATATTGATGAATTTATAGATCATACTGAAAACAAATATCCGGAGATATACGAAGTCTTTAAATACTATACTGATAGAGATTATAAGATATATTCTGAAATCGGTGCTTTTCTTCCTGACTATCTTATTAGTGGAACTATTGATATACTTCCTATTCGTGAAGATGGTTTTGTTATTCTAGATTGGAAAACCAATCGTACTGGATTACGTTTTGAAGCAGGTTATTATCGTAAAGATAAAACTGTTCGTCCTAATCAAGAAACAAATGAATGGGTAAGTAAACAAGATGATACTATGCTTCCTCCTCTTGGACATCTCTCTAATTGTAATGGAAATACTTATAGCTTACAGCTTAATATCTATTCTCGAATGGTATCTCTTATTACTGGTCTTCCTTGTAGAGGTTTAGCTCTTTGTCATATTGAAATTCCTTTTGTTCTTAATCAATATGGTCGTCCTCAAAGATTCAGTGACGGATTTCATATTGATACTACTAAACAAGAGTCTGCTAAATGGTATAAGATAAATCGAATGGATAATGAAGTTAATGCTATATTTCATAGTCGTTATCAATCTATTCACGGTACTCAAAAGAAACAATTAAATCTATTCGCATCATGAGTAAATATAATGATGAATTAATTAATAAATGTCTTAAAACAGATTGGAAAAAGACATTAGAAGCTAAAGGTTATTCCTATTTTGTTAATGGTGATTATAACCTTAATCTTATCGGAGTTCGTTCTGCTGATCATAGTAGTAATGAATTCAACGATGCATTCATTATTGAATATTGGAATAAGAAAGGTAATAAGTTCTGTCCTATATTTCCTTGTACAACAGATCCCGGCTATAAAAGTCTTGCTAATCCTGTTAACATTAAAGGTTGTGCTATTCTAGTTCCCGGTCAATATCGTGGTGCTTGGAAAGTTGGTTATCATAAAGGACAATATAAAGCTCTCGTTCAATATAAACCTGTTAAAGTTTATCGTGATAATAATAAAGATTATTATCTTGATTTTAATCCTGAGATTATTGAAGAAGGAATGTTTGGAATTAATATTCATAAAGCCGGAGATTCTAGTGTTGTTGTAGATGGTTGGTCTGCTGGTTGTCAAGTTCTAGCTCGTAGTTTTGACTTTAACAAACTAATGAATCTTGTTACTCTTGCTACTCCTATTTGGGGAGATAGATTTACTTATACTCTACTTGAAGAAAAAGATTTGTTGAGATGAAGACATTAAAGATAGTATTGATAGTTATAGTAATACTAGTTGTAGCCATTTGGTTGCTAAAATTATTAAATAACGATAAGAAAGGTGTAGAAATTTCTTATGTCAAAGTAGACACTGTTTACGTTGAAAGTAACAAACGTGATAGTATTGCTAAACTTATTGATACTATCTTTATTAATAATGCTAATAATACAAAGAATGAAGAAGAACTACATAAAGCTATTGTCGATAGTGATAGTGTTGCTATTGTTCGGAAGTTCATTGAGTTGTGCTCAAAGCCAGTCGGAAGATAGATTGAAGCAAATGGAGAGTGAAGTAGATTCTCTAGTTTCACATTCCTTTACGGGGGTGGATTCAATAAGTCTTAATAAAGATATTATTAAAATAGCTAATGCAAAGCTAATTCTATCTAATGAATATAAGTCTCAATATGAAAGTTTTAAAGCTGCTTATGAACTTAAAGTTCAAGATTGTATATTTGCTGATAGTATTATAGCTAGACAAAAGTTTGAGATTCGTAGAATATCTACTGTTGCTAATAATGCTATTGATAGTCTTAATGATGAACAAAAGAAATCTAAGAAATATAAAAAGCAACGTAATGTAGCTATTGGTTTTGGAACTATTATAACTATTGTTGCTGCAATGCTTATTAAATAAAATGAAATATGGAATTACGCGAATATCCATTTTGGAATTATATAAATGAAGATAAATCTCATTATCCACATGCTAAAGATAATGGTTATCATGATCCTACTGATTCATTCCTTATAGGTGAATCGGGAGGATTTCTTCTTAATATTAATCCAAAGTATAGATTCGTTAATACTCATTTGCTTACTCCTGCTGCTAATGAGTTTGAAAAGAATGGAGGAAAGTACACACTATTTAATGAAGATAGTATTCCTCATATTAACTTTCGTAAGCAGGAAACTATTCGTAGAATGGTAGGTTATAAAGCTCCTTGTAAATTAAATACCGAAACTGGTGAAGTTGAAGATTTATATATTACAGGCGAGCATTATAATTTTATTAACTATGGACGTATTCTTAAACTTGATACTAAAACTCTTAGAATAGAGAAAGGTAAAGTTACTGGTAAGAAGATTCTAGGCTTTCCTCGTTTTATTGATTGTCAATGGTGGTACTTTATTATTAAGCAGTTCTGTAAAGACAATGGTTTCTTTCTTATTAATGATAAAACTCGTCGTGGTGGTTTTAGTTATATGGAAGCTATTGGTTCTGCTAATTATATAAACCTAGTTCCAAATCGTTCTGTTATTCATGCAGCCGCTGATAATAAGTTCTTGATTCAATCTGGTGGTCTATCTGACTTTATGAAGAAACAGATTATCTTTTATGAAAGTCATACTCCTTTTGCTAGAGGTATTGCTAAGATTGATTCAAGTGACTTTATTCTAGGTTTTAAAGATCAAAGTACAGGAGTTGTAGATACTAGTAGTTGGAATAGCGCTTGTATATCAGTGTCAACTAATAATAATCCGTCTGCTGCTGTTGGTAAAGATGCCGGAGAAATTAAGTGTGAGGAAATGTCTGAATTCGAGAACTTCGATGACTTTATGGACGTTACTACTCCGACACTTAAAACAGGTTCTGTACTTACTGGTTTCTTAAATGCTTGGGGAACTGCTGGTAAAGCTAATAAAGGCTGGGCTGTATTCGAACAAAACTTCTATGATCCTAGATCGGGTTCATTTATGGCTTTTGAAAATGTTTGGGATAAAGATAGTAGAGATTCTGTTTGTGGTTATTTTAAACCTTATTGTTGGGGTCTTGAAGGTTATAAAATTAGTGAAGATTCTTCTATTGCTAATCTTACTTCTCTTGATAAAGATGGTAATTCTGATGTAGCTCTTGGATTTAAGATTGCAGAAGAAGAACGTGCTGCTGAGAAGAAGAATTCTAAATCATTCTCTAAGTATATTAGTTATTGTGGTCAATATGCTAATATGCCTGCTGAATCTTTTAGTTCTGTTACTGAGAATATATTTAGTAGTGAAATACTTGATGAATGGGAACAAGAACTTCGTATTAGCAATGATTATAAATTCTATACTGATGGTTTGTTTGTTGAATACGATAACGAGAAGTTCGAATTTATGTCTAATGCTCGTATTGCAACTCGTGAAGGAGCTAAGTTTAATCATGACTATTTCGATTATATTAAGAACGTTCCTCGTCATAGTAATGAAGATCCGCATGGTTGTATTCGTATATTTTTTAGACCTATTAGCGTTGTTTATACTGATAAGAAAAGCAATACTCCGATCAAAGGTTGTCCTCCCGGAATTTATAGTATAAGTTATGACCCTGTTGGTATTGATAAAGACAAAGGCGAAATTACTAATAAGCACTCTCATAATAGTATTAAAGTTTGGATGAATCCATGTATTTATAATGGATATAAAACTAAACTTTGTGCTACTTATTATGGTCGTCCTAATACTCTTGAAGAAGCTGATAGAATTTGTTATAACTTAGCTCGTATGTATAATTGTATTGGAACTACTAATGTTGAAACCAACCGAGGCGAAACTATTAGTAACTTTAAGAAATGGAAAGCTCTTCGTTATTTAGGTTGTCATCCAGTATGGTTGTGGGATACTTCTATTAAGAATAAAATTAGTACTACTATTGGTTATAACGTAGGTAATAATCAAGTTAAACTTGATGGTCTACGAATGCTTAAAGAAATGCTTTATACTGTTGTTGGTAAACGTCCAGACGGAAGAGAACTATTAGTTCTCCATACTATATATGATCATCCTTCTGTTCTTGAATTAAAGAAATGGAACGAAACAGGTAACTTTGACCGTGTATCAGAAATGATTGTTCGTGGTATCGAATGGGCTGCTAATGATAAGTTTGCTGAGAATGAAATGAAACATCGTAAAAAGGTCGATACTCAAGAGGATAACTTTTGGACTAGACCTAGATATTAAAACTATTAATAATAATGATTATGTTTGGATGGATGAAAGTAAGTAACCGTATGCTTCATTTTAAATACGGAATACTAACAGGTTTTCTAACTATAATATTCACGTTAGGTATTGCTGTTGGTATGGAATACAAAGATAAATTATATGGTGGAAAGTTTGATATATTAGATATTATTGCTACATTGCTTGGCGGAATCATAGGTAATGTGATTCTAGTAGTTATAATACTAATCATAAAACTTATATTTGTATGAGTACTATTAATCTCAAAATTAATAATCGAGCTGGTGATTTTCCCGAACAGAGAATTCCCAACTCTCAAAAGGATTATACTTGGGGTTCTCGTTGTATTGATTATGTTATAGCTGCCGGTCTTAGTGCTAATGATAGAACTAAGACTGAGCAGTTATTAGAGATTTTACATAATAATATTCCTAACGAGTTCTATCGTAAAACTCTTAATCCTTTTAATGCTACAAAGGAAATCTATACTCGTTTTCCTGCTACTATGCGAAATCTTGATATCATTAATGATATTGTTCGTAGATATATTTCAGAATATACTAAAGAACAACATGAGTTCTTAGTTACTGCTAATAATCCAGATATCATTATGGCACGAGATAATGCCATTAAGAACGATATTACTAAACGAGCGCTTCTAGCATTTCAAGAAGAATTCCAAAGACGAGTTAAAGAAGCTAATGCTCAGAATGAAGAACTTGCTGCTCAAGGTCAACCTACTCAACAAATTAATCCGCAAGAACTTGCTGCTGATGCTGAGCAATTCGAAAAAGAATTCATTGAGAATTATATTGATGAGATTAGTGTTCAAGCTCAACAACTTATTGATGTAATTGATGATACTACTAATACAGATGTTCAAGCTCCTATTGCTTATTTCAACTTTATAACAACGGGAGAATGTTATAGTTATCATACTGTTAAAGGAAAGAAAGTAATTAAGGAAACAGTTCCTACTACTGAAATGTTTCCTGTTCCTAATGGAGCTATCTTTGTATCAGGTTATGACATGGTTGCTAGAAGATTGCAAATGTCTTATTCTCAAGTAATAGATCAATTCAAAGATGATCTTACTGAAACAGAACTTGAATTCATTACTAATTATTATAACCCTGTTAACGGTACTGGTGTTCCTAGTAAAACATTTAGTCTTAACTCTTATAGTTATTTCTTTCCCGAAAAGTGTAAAGAATTAGATGAAGAAGATAGAGCTTTATTTGCTGCTGGTAATGTTGATGTTCGTGAACAAAATGGCGATCTTCTAGAAGTTTGGCATGCTTGTTGGGTAGGTTATGCAGAAGTTAAAGTTCTTCATTATATTAATGAGATTGGATTTGAAGATCAAATGATTGTTCCAGATGACTTTGAATTTAATGCTAAACTTGGACATCTTAATATCGAAACTATTTATAAGAAGCAAATCTATGAAGGTTATCGAATTGGAATGAAACAATATGGTATTTATCCCGGTGGTGCTAAACCTATTGTATTCCAAAATGATGATGATCCTAAACTTCCTTATACTGGTCTTGTTGAACCAATTCCTATGATGGGTAAGTTTAGTGTTGTTGAGATACTTACTCCTTTTCAAATTCTTATTAATATCTTCTCTTACCATAGAGAGATGATGATTGCTAAGAATAAGATGTTTGCTCTTCTTATTGGTAAATCTCTTCTTGGAGCCGGTGAAGAAACTGATAGAATTATTTATAATCTTGCTGCCGAAGGTATTCTTGCTTACGATGATAGTGAAGATATGAATAGTTTGAAAGCTCAACAAATTCGTATGCTTGATGCAAACATTAGCGGTTATATAACTGAAATGACTAATCTTATTGAATCTATTAAGAATAGTGCTCGTGAGATGGTTGATATGACTCCTCAACGTTATGGACAAATCGCTACTAGTGCAGGTAAATCTACAACTGAAGAAGCTATTTCTCGTGGTTCTATGGGAACAGTTATTATTAACTATATGTTTGATAAGTTCCGTGAAGATGAATATGATATTGATCTAAACAATTCTAAGTATGCTTGGATTGATGGTTTAGATACTGCTTACTTCGATAAATCTCGTAATCGTAAATACATCTCTCTTAATGTTAATGCTCATTCTTATGGTCAATATCTTATTAAAGCTAAGAACTCTGATAAAGAAACTGAGAACTATGAGCAATTAAAGAACTGGGCTTTCAGTGCTGCTCAAAATGGAGATTTAGATATGGCACTTGCTGCTATTACTTCCGGTAATGTTCCTGCTCTTAAAATAGCTGTTGAACGTTATCAAGAACTTCGTCAAAAGAACGAAGAATCTCTTCGTCAACTAGACCAACAACTAGAAGAACAGAAACATAGAGAAGCTCTTGAGCTTATAGCTGCTAAGGGAGAACAAGATAGACTTACTGAGGAAGTCAAACAATACTTTGCTCTTCAAGCTAAAGGAATGGATGTTGAAGCAGCTATGGCTAGTATTGGTAATTCAAGTCAAGCTGGAACTTCCCCCGTAGAGAAACAGAGAGAGTTATCTCTTAAAGAACAAGAACTTGCTGAATCTCGTAGAGCTAAGAATCTTGATTTTATTGATCATGCTCTCGATAGACAGAATGATCTAGCTATTGCTAAAGAGAATAAGAATAGATATGATAGACCTAAGTCTAGCTCTTCAAGTAGGAAGTAGTTGTGCTGTTTAAATTGGTGTTTGTTTTGTTAGTTAAGTTCATCTCTATGAGAAAGCGTTACCCTCGATATTCGATTATCGGGGGGTATTTTTTATGAGTACAACATGCACGTAGACAGTACTCAGAGCTTCACAGTTGAATTTTATATACCTAGATGAACAACTGTATTATTTCATGTTAACGTGTCACTATGAGGCTTAAAATGGCTCATTTTAAGAACGTGTACAGCGTTCAAATTGCCTGATAATACTAGTAACTCTATTACTCTTAATCTCGTAAATCTCGCCATCTGTTACTGCTGTACGAGGTATTTAAGCAATTGAAACTTGAATGTTTGAACCTAATGGAATATATTTGTGACAAAGTAATATTAACCAAAAACATATTTATATGGGAGTTATTAATGAAGAACTTGATTTAAGTATTGACAGTATTGATAATGGTACTGCTGATACTACTGTTGATAATGGTTCTGATACTACTACTATTACTAATCCTCCTGCTCCGGAAGACAAAGGTAGTAACGAAGGAAACAATCAGCAAAGTTCCTCTACGGGGGAAGATACAACTACTCAAACAGATAACAATACTGCTAATAATAATCAAGATGTAACAGTAGCCGAAGGCGATCAAGTTACTATTGATGATATTCCTTGTACTATTGATGCACAAGGTAATGCAGTAGATGCTAACGGTACTATCATTAAAACATCAGAAGAACTTCAAGCACTTATTGCTGCTAATACAACAGAAGAACCTTCTGTTCTTAGTGTTTTGCAAGAACGTTTCGGTGCTGATTTCAAAGATGAAAATGGTAATCAAATTGTATTCGAAGATTCTGTTGAAGGTATTAATAGTTATATTGATACTGTACTTCAAGCTCGTATGCAAGAACGTGAAGAAGCTGCTGTTAACAATCTGTTTAAACAATATCCTGTTCTTGAGCAGGCTTATTCTCATTTGAAACTCAATGGTTCTATTGAAGGATTTAATGAAATTCCAGATAGATCAGATGTTGTTATTGACAAAGATAACGAAGAACAACAGATTGCTGTTATCAAAGAAGAATGGGCACTTGAAGGAAAGAAAGGAAACGTTAATTCTTATATTGACTATCTGAAAGCTTCCGGTATTCTTTATGATACTGCTGTTGAATCAAATAAAACTGTTGCTGAGATTTACAATGATCGTCGTGCTGAACAAACTGCTAAACGCGAAGCTGCCGAAGCAGAAGAAAGAGCTGCAATTGATGCTTATTGGAAATCTGTAGATGAAACTATTGCTAAAGGTGAAATTCTAGGCTATAAGATTCCCGAAACTATTCAACGTACTTTTGATGGTAAGACTACTGTTGCTACTCGTGCAGATTTTCAGAAGTATCTTACTAAAGTTGTTGATGATGAAGGAAATACTGCTTATATGTTAGATGAAGCTAAAGTAGATAGTAATTCTCGTATGCAGGATGATTTACTTAGAGCGTATCTTAGATTTACTGGTGGTAACTATTCTAGTCTTGTTAATATGGCTGTTAATAAAGAAAAGGTTATTAAACTTAGAACTCAAGCCCAACAAGCTGCTACTCGCAAGACGTTAGTTCTGAATAGTGGAAATAAAAGTAATAAACACGTTGACAATAATGATTTAGTATTGTCTTAACGAGTTAACTAACTAAATTAAATTGATATGTATAAACTAAGAGAAGTCGAAAGAGGTAGATATGAAGATAGAGGTTACTCTAATGAGCAATCTCTTGCTGCATTAATGCTTCAAAAGCCAGAGGAAATAAACAACTTCCTTACCTATACTTATGGTATGGATGATGATCGTTTTCCTCTTACTTTCTTAACAGAAGGTCAAGGAGCTGCTGGTGTTCGTGATATTTCTACTGTTGAATGGACTTGGAAGACTATGGGTCGTATGAAAACTAATGACTATGTTGTTTGGTTTAATATGGCAGATACTACTCCGGGTATTGGTGGTAAAACTATTGAAGTTGAATTTGCTACTGGTCTATTCATTGAACAGTTCGGTCTTATGTCTCCTGATGGAACAACTGTTCGTATTATGCGTGATATGGGTCCTGGAACTCATGGTGGACATAAGTATGCTCTTCGTATTAAGAATCCCGATAAGTCAGCTTATGTAGATCCAGAAAACTTCGAGAAAGGTAAGTACTGGTGTATGTTGTCTCCAAGTATTCCGGAATCTTATTCTAAGGGTAATAAGAGTAATGTTATGGGACCGGGTATGATGAAGTCTCAACTTGGTTTCAAACGTTATACTAAAGAAATTGCTGGTAACATTAGTAATGTTATTGTTAAATATGCATTTAAAACTCGTGGTGGCGGAACTGATACTCGTTGGATTAACGAAGAGATGAGACAGTTTGATGTACAAATGCGTATCTCTAATGAGATTGATATTTGGACATCTAAATACAATCGTACTCCTAACGGTACTATTGATATGAAAGACTGGGATAATGATCAGCCGATTCCCGAAACTGCCGGTATGTTTGAAATCCTCGAAGAATCTAACTATGACACTTATGGCGAATACTTGCCGTTATCTAAGTTGAAACGTACTGTTGGTGACGTTCTCGACAAAGATACTGATACAGGTGCTATGCAAATTACTTTGTTTGCAGGTCGCGGAGGTCTTGAAGATTTCGATGAATCAATGAGAGGCGAAGTTAAATCAGAAGGATTCATTACTCCGCTTGGAGATAAGATGATCGGTGAAGAAGGTGGTGGTCTTACTTATGGTAAGTACTTCCGTAAATATAAGACTATTGACGGACATACTATCACTGCTGTTCATCTTCCGTTCTTGGATAAATCTCCGATTGCAGAACTTGACCGTGCTAACGGTAATATTCATCCTCGTACTGGTTTGCCAATGTGTTCACATCAGTTGATGTTCATTGACAACTCTACTTATAATGGAGAACGTAATATCCGTATGGTTCGTATGAAAGGTCAGTCTTATCTTGTTGGTGTTCTTAAAGGTCTTACTCCGATTCCTCCGTCTTGGGGTGCTGTTCCTGATAGAGCAATTGCTACTGAGATTGATAAATCTACTTACGAAGTTAAGATGTCTCGCGGTCTGCAAGTTAATCGTGCTGAGAAGATGTTTATTCTTCGTTGCTCATTGTAACATTTAAACTTATATTATAATGGAAGGAAAAATAGAAAAAGGGATTAATATAGCAGGTATTGCTAGTAACGGTGTTAATACTGCCGTTACTAATCCTGCTCCCAAAGCTCCTACTAAATCCGATAAGGAAAAGACTTTGAAAGAAACCTATACAGAAGCTCTTAAAGAGAAAGATGGTTTAGATAAAGAATTCAAAGAAGTAAGAAAGATTAAAATTGGTCTTACTGCCGATATTACAGTTGGTTCTGTTTATAGACAAATCAACAGACAATATATTCAAGATCGTCATGATAGTATCGGTGGAAGTATCAATTCGGCTAGAATGCTTGCTAGTAATGCAGAAGAAATGGCTGCTTACATGCCTGCTATCGTTGGTTGCTCCGCTAATGATACTAAGTTCCAAGAACGAGTTTCTCGTTGGTTTCAGAATATCTCTATTCCAGTTCCTATGGATGGTTACGAATTCAATTGTGATTTCCGTTGGAGAAGAAAGGAAGATTATCTGAAATACGCAATTAAAGAACAGACTATTATTGAAGCATATGAAAATGCTGATAAGTCTACTGCTAAATTGCTGAAAGAAGCTATCAATAACTATGTTATTGAACTTAATGCTTTAGAGTCTACTCGTTATCAATATGGACGTCCCGATAACATTGAACATTACATTGCATTCCGTCACTGTTTATTCTATCCGGATGTAGCAAAAGATACACAGGTTATTCATTTTAATCCTCGTGTTCGTTTTTATATTCGTGATGAACAGAGAGAACAGAATAGAGCTAAACGTCTTCGCATTCAATCTAATAAAGCTCGTAGAAATTATCTTGATCTTCTCGATGATGCAGAAAAGTTCAAAGCAATGTTTGTTTGTTATTGTGCTTCTACTGGAACAGATGTTATCACAAGTCTTAATCTTGATGAAAGTATTAAGGAAAAGATGCTTGATGATTACGCTATTCGTGAGCCGGAGAAATTCAACAAAATGTTTAACAACAATAACCTTACTACCCAAGCTCTTATTGAAGAACTTATTGCTAAAGGTGAACTTGTTCGTTCTGAGGTTAATCAAACGATACTTACTCCCGAAGCAGCGTTCATTGGTTCTAATATGAAAGAAGCAATTGCTTATTTCAATAATCCGGAGAATGCTCAGTTCCGTAAAGGTTTGGAAATTAAGGTTCAATTATAACTATTGTTATGAAGATTACAGAGATACATGATCGGTTCGTGCTACTTGCACAACAAATGGGAATGAAAACTGTTCGGGCAATACTTCCCGAACAAATTGATGAACTAATTAATACCGAAAGTATTAATTATGTTAGAGATATATTCTCTCGTAAAGGTAATCGCGAACTCGATGGTATCTCTGATAATGTTATAAGACTTAACGAACTTGATCCTTTGTTAGTTAATCGTCCTATTGTTAGTCCTAGAAAAACAGATATTACTTTTGGTAAAGGTTATCGAATTAATACTACTACCAATGTGTTTATTCCGCAAATAATGTATTTGATATCTGTTAGTTCCCTTACGGGGGATGTACTAGCAAAATGTCGATTGATTGAAATTGATTATGTTCCTCAAACTCAAAATGATTATCATAGTAAATCAGTTGTAGTTAGTCCTATTTGTTACAAACTAGAAGATGGTATTGAAGTTATTGGAAACTTTGATGTAACTAAGTTTATAGTAACTTATATTAAATATCCTACTCTTGTTAATCTTGAAACAGATACTACTAACGAACTATCCGATATAGCTATGCAGAAAGTTATTGAACGAGCAGTTAATACTTATAATGCTATCTCTAATAATGATAGTTACGAGAGAGTTTCAAATGAATTATCTAAATTAGAATAATATGGAAAGACTTCTTTTCGCTAAAAACGTCGCTCTTGCCACTACTCCTGTTAGTATTAATAAGATAGGTGAAGCTGGTATTGCGGAAGGCGCAATCGCATTGTATGATGATACTGGTGCGGTTATTACAGATACTCCTGCTAGACGTATTCCCCGCTTCTCTATATTTATAGGTGGCGGAGCTTTTGCTAATGCTAGCGATTATTACAATAGTGTTCTTGATATAGACACTTATCGCTTTGAATATGCAAAGACTGAATATGCAGCAGGTACTAATCTAAGTGTTGACATTACTGTTCCCACCCCCGTAAAGGATAAGGATTATACCATTACTATGGTAAAACCGGGAACTGTTCTTAACGAACGTTACAAATGGAGTTCTTCTACTCGTGCTACCGAAGGAGATACTGCTACTACTGTTGCAAAACGTTTAGCAGATGAACTTAAAGCTCTTGGTAAAAACGAAGGATTTACTGCTACTGCTGCGGATGCTAAGATTACTATCACTGCTAAAGATTATCAGAATTGGAATGTTGTTGCAGGTGATAAACTGTTTGGTGCTATTGTTAAAGTTAATACTAAAGGTGTTGCTCCTGTTAATGATGATGCGTTCTTGAAAGAATTGCAACTTCGTTGTATTGGTGCAGAAGGTATCAATGCTACTGAACGTGACGCTATTCAGTTGTACAAACTTCCTGTTCGTTCGAGTGCGACAGGCTGGACAACTTACGCTTTGACATTCTACAATTCCCGTAATCTTAGAAGCGGTAATACTGAAAACGTTAAGAGTATT